ATAGGAGCATAACATGGCAATATCAAGAGCACAACTAGTTAAAGAACTAGAACCTGGCCTAAATGCACTATTTGGGCTGGAATATAAGCGGTATGAAAATCAGCATGCTGAAATATACGTACAAGAATCTTCTGACAGGGCTTTTGAAGAAGAAGTCATGTTATCAGGATTCGCGAACGCTAATGTAAAATCTGAGGGCCAAGGCATATCATATGACGAAGCTCAAGAAACTTTTACAGCACGTTACACTAATGAGACCATCGCTCTAGCATTTGCGATAACAGAAGAAGCTATCGAAGATAACCTCTACGATAGAATTGCTTCTCGTTATACAAAAGCTTTAGCAAGATCTATGAGCAATGCTAAAGAAGTAAAAGCAGTAGCTCCACTAATTAATGGCTTACCATCTGGTAGCTTTAAGACTGGAGACGCTGTAACTTTATTTAGCACTCAACACCCGACGATTGCAGGAGTATTTAGTAATACTTTAGCAACTGCGGCAGATCTTAACGAAACTTCATTGGAGCAAGCTTTAATAGATATTGCTGCAATGACTGACGAACGAGGTCTTAAAATTGCTGCTAAAGGAGTGAAAATGATCATTCCTTCTAACACGCAATTTACTGCTGAAAGATTATTTAAATCTCAAGGCAGAGTGGGAACTGCTGATAATGATATCAACGCAATCAAAAATATGGGCATGCTACCAGGTGGTTACACAGTTAACCATTATCTAACAGATACTGATGCATGGTTCATTAAAACAGATGTACCAAATGGACTCAAACACTTTGTTAGAGCACCAATTAAAACCGCTATGGAAGGCGATTTTGATACTGGTAACGTTAGATACAAAGCTAGAGAAAGATACAGCTTCGGCTGTTCTGACTTTAGAGGTATCTTCGGCGTTGAAGGTGCGTAACCTAAACTAATTAATGAGGCCGAACACAATTCGGCCTCATTTTAAAAATACAGTAATAAATATGAAAAAACTCCTAATACACATCTGGGCCTATGATTATCACACTAAATTTGAAATTTTAGCTGAGGATAATGCTAAGTCTATTGAAAATTCTATCCTTGACAAAATTGGAGAAAAGAGTGTAAAGTGGGAATCAACGGGAATGTTTAAACATCTCCGTAGAATAACCTATGAGGAGGTTATAAATGACACAAGACCTATACAATACAAAGAGGTCCTTGGAGTTAGAATTGCAACAAGAGCACCTGAAGGACGGGAAGCATAATATTAGGATGATTGAAATTAATAAAAAAATCCAGGATATTATTAAAGAGATTGTTGCTCGAGAGTTTGAAGACGCTACTCGTGAGAATAAAATATCGGTTTCAAAGCCCGAAGTTTCGATAGCCACTTAAGCGCTATTAAAAATCAATTTTTCACTAAGGGATAGCTTGCACTTTTTGCAAAAAAGGGCTATAAAAAATTACTATACAATTATAAAGAATACTGACGCGGTATAGTCGACGGCCTAGAGACAGTATTCACACACAACTAGGAGGATTATAATTATGGCAACAACAACGTTTAACGGTACGGTTAGATCCGATGGGGATATAAAAGTATCAACGAAAAGTTCAACATTAGGAACATTTACTGACTATGCGACTATGAAAGCCGCTGGCGGTATGGAAATAGAAAAAGTCGCTGCTACTGGCACCAACATCGTAGCAGCAGGAACTTCAACTGGTACTAATAATGCAAGTTTAGGAACAGCAGCTACTATTTTCAAAATTACACCTAATGCGCATGGATCAGGAATTGCTGATGATGCAATTAACACATTTGTTAATAAAATCGGTGGTATAATTTACACAACTATTCTAATTGACCTTCACGGTGGATTAGCTAGTGGTGGTTCAGCTAATGATATCATTGGAACTGATGGTGGAGCAGCTAATGCTTACATTGCAGAACTAACAACAGGTGTGAATGGCATTCCATTTGAAATAGAAATGGCATGCTTAGAAGTACCAACAGGTGGAGATCCGGATATTAATTTAAATTGTTCAGCTACAGCTACTGATGCAGAAAATGCAGCAGTAACAAGTGGAACAGAAATACTTAATAATGGTGACCTAACTTTAGGTTTTTATGTTTCCGCTGATGCAGGTTCAACACTTGCAGCATTAACTAAAAAATATCTTTACTTGACTACTGGAGCAGCTACTGAAGCAGCTTACACAGCAGGTAAATTAGTTATTAAAATCACTGGCGCAGCTTTTGATTATAATAACGGTTAATAAATAAACAATTAACTCTTCGGGTGGAGTGTAATGACTCCACCCCTAGATAAGGAGGAAAAATGGCTGATGCAGTATTAAATCAAACACTTTATCAGGGTACAAAAAAGTTAATCACACATTATCAAAATGTTTCTGATAATTCAGGAGGCACAACTACAGTAGTTGATGTTTCTGGTCTAGATGCAGATACATTAGGAAATTCTTGTGCAACAGTTACACTAAACAAAATATGGTTTAGTGTATCTATGACAGCAAAAGTAGACGCAGTAAAACTAATGTGGGATGCAGATACAGATGCAACTTTTTTAACTTTAGAACAAAGTGGATTTTTAGATTATAGCTCAATTGGTGGTGTTAAAAATAACAAAGCTACTAATTACACTGGAGATGTTAAAATCGTTATGCCAGCTTGTACAGCTAATGATAGTGCTACAATTACGTGCGAATGGCTTAAGAATTACTAGGAGGTAGCAAATGGCTAATACTACTTCCGGAACAGTAACGTTCGACAAGACATTTGCTGTTGATGAAATTATACAAGAAGCTTACGAGAGACTTGGTATTTCAGCAGTAAGTGGTTATCAATTAAAATCAGCAAGAAGATCTCTTAACGTTCTTTTTCAAGAATGGGGTAATAGAGGTTTGCACTACTGGGAAGTAGCTGAAACTAATATTGATGTTATCGAAGGACAAGCTGAATATACTTTTTATAGAGCAAGTGGAGATGGAACTTCTTCGGTAACTGTTGGTGGAACAAGTGGAACTTCTACTTATGGAATAGCAGATGTTCTTGAAGCAACTTATAGAACAGGTCGAACTGAAACAACACAGGCAGATTCTACTCTTACAAAAATAGCTAGATCAGCATATTCTGCACTAGCAAATAAATTATCTAAAGGAACTCCTTCTCAATACTTTGTTCAACGATTCGTAGACAAAACAACTTTAACCGTTTATCCAACAGCAGATTCTACAGCTGCATCTAAAGATTTACACATTTTCTTTGTAAAAAGAATTCAAGACGCAGATGCAACTTATACGGATGCAACGGACATACCTTATAGATTTGTTCCTTGCATGGCGTCAGGCTTATCTTTTTATTTATCACAAAAATATGCACCACAAAGAACACAAGAATTAAAACTATTATACGAAGATGAATTAGCACGTGCTTTATCAGAAGACGGGTCTGATGCTAGCACTTATATAACCCCGAAGAATTATTATCCGAATATATAATGGCATATGCAAGAGGAAAATACGCAAAAGCAATATCAGACCGATCAGGCATGGAATTTCCATACAATGAAATGCTTAAAGAATGGAATGGAATGTTTGTTCATAAATCTGAATATGAGGCCAAGCAGCCACAATTAGATCCAAGACCCCATGGAGCTGATCCTCAAGCATTGGAAAATGTAAGAACAGATAGAACAGAAAATGATGTAGCTCAATTATTGATCCATGATCCGTTTACCACGTACGCGGCTTCATCAAGCGTAATTAACGTCAATACTCCAAATCATGGATTAACGAGTGGAGACACTTATAGATTTAGAGGAACGCCAACAATTGCAGGAGATTATGCAAATCCGGCATCCTTTGATGGCATTGCTGGCTCCAATATTGCAAAAGCTGCAGGGTATGCTATTGTTACTGGCAAGTATGTTAGTGGCTCTAGAGATACCGATTTTACAGATGATTGGTTTTATTTTACTGTAGATACTAGTACTGCTACAACAGGAGGAATTACAGGAGGAGGGTTTCCGGTCTCGGTAGGACCAGCGACTTTATCAGCATAATGGCAGGATTTACTTATTCAACACTTACAACAGCAATTTTAAATTATACTGAAGTTACTACTTCTGTATTATCAAGTACAATTACAGATCAGTTTATAGATAATTCAGAACTTAGAATTCAAAGAGATGTTCCAATTGATGCAGATAGAAAAGAAATGATAGGAAACTTAACTGCTTCAAAAGATAATGTTTATGCTCCAGCCGGAACTTTATTTGTTAGAGGAATACAAGTTTATACTTCAACAACAGCGGCAACAGGTGCTAACAGCTGGTTAGAAAAGAAAGATATTAGCTATTTAAGAGAATATGATGCAGCTGAAACGACTACTGGCACACCAAAATATTATGCTATGTCAGGAGGAGCAGAAGGAACGGGTGCAACTTCTTCAGGAAGAATTTCAATTGTTCCAACACCAAGTTCAGCTTTTATGTATAAAATTCATTACAATGCTAGACCAACAGGATTGAGCTCGGCAAATACGACAACTTATTTAAGTTTGAATTTTGGCAATGGACTTTTATATGCATGCTTAGTAGAAGCTTTTAGCTATTTAAAAGGCCCAATGGATATGCTACAATTATATGAACAAAAATATCAAACCGAAGTACAAAAATTCGGTGGAGAACAATTAGGTAGAAGAAGAAGAGACGATTATACAGATGGCGAACCTCGTATACCCGTTCCTCAACAGACACCGTAAGGAATTAAATTATGGCAACACTAACAGTATCAGTAAAAGAAGCAATCACTCTTAACAACATAGATTATGGATCGGAAAGATCTTTGGATATTTCTAGTGTTAATGAAATTACAAAAAGAGTGGTAACGGCTTCAACAACAGAATGCGGATTAATAGGATTTATATCAGCAATTAGCGGTGTAGGTGTCACTGCAAACAAAGTAGGTTATGTTGCAGGAATATTTGACGATGGCGATGTCAGATATATTAGAATTACAAATTTAGATTCATCCAATCATATTATGTTAACTTTTAGAGATGAAGATGACACAGAATATAGAATGAAGGTTGACGCTGGTCACTCGTTTATTTATCCAGGAGATAATAGCGGTGGCGTGGTTGACACGATGAAGGCAGCAGGATCAGCTTTAGCTTCAGGTCTTGCAGATTTAATGGACATTACCGTGGATGCAGATACTGCATCATGTGATGTGGAGGTTTTTGTAGCGAGCGCATAGGATAAATTATGGCATCAACTTATACAGATCTTGGTACAGAGTTAATGACAACCGGCGAAAATGCCGGTACATGGGGTACAAAAACTAATACCAATTTAAAAATTATAGAGGAAGAGCAGCTTGTTGAAAAAGTGGCCAAAGAAACAGGACCATACTTGAAAAAACGTTGGCAAGAATTTGAGAACCATCCTCTAGTGGGGGAGGTCCGAACCGTTGGAATGCTTGGAGCTATTGAACTGGTGGAAGATAAAGATAAACGAAAGTTCTTTGACAGCTCTATGAAAGTTGGAGATACATGCCGAGACTTTTGTTTTGAGAATAATCTCGTTATGCGTGCACTCCATGATGCAATGGTCGTCTCACCGCCTTTGACCATTACGGTTGAGCAAATTGATGAAATGTTTGATTTGGTCAAACTTTGTCTTGATTTGACCGCAGACAAATTTGGAATAAGTTAAGTCTAAAAACCAGAGATGTATTAAACTTTTTCTGAACACGTCAAATCTGAATACGCTCCCGTAGAAATGGAACTTCCTCTTGCGGTTCAGCTTGGAGTTCTCTTGCTGCAAGGTGACCGGAATAAACTGCAGCAGCAATGGTTGCTGGAGCAAAAGAGTCCCCAATGCATTTGAGTGTTTTTATTCCTGCATTGGTTAATCTTTCAGGATCGCCATTCAACGAGTTAAAAAGTCCATCATTTGGTATCCGTTCGGTGACAAGAAGCAGACTGTCGCATTCCCTTTCGATTTTTCTCTCAGTAAAGATGCAGGAAAGTTCAACCTTTCCTGTTTCTGCAACCTTAAGATCAGTTTGCGTGGCTAGTTCCACACCGAGATCCATTAACTGTTTCTGAACCTTTCTCTGCTCCAGGGTTTTGTGAGTCCAGGTTGAAATATCAGGTGCAGGAGTGACAAGTAAAACATCGTGACCTTCCCGCTTTAATTTTTCTGCTAAAACACCACCCATGTAAAAATGGTCATCGTCAAACACCACAACCCGTCCTTTTGCTAAAACTCCGTCCATAATATCATCCGGGGTAAATACTGTAAGTTTATCAAGTCCGGGAATAGGCTCCCGGTGTATTCTTCCTAGTCCGTTCCGCCGCCAAGATGATCCGTTTGCAAGCATCACATGTGAATAGTCGAATTGATCCTCTGCACTGAACTCAAAAATTTCATCCGCACTCAGTGGGTTTTCTCGATAGATGGAC